ATGATTCATTTGACATGATAATATAAATTCTCCATGTTCTTTTGTATAAGGTGTTATATGCAATTTATTATCCATCATTAGTTACCAATCTTGGGTATAATGATAAAAGGGTTAAAGGCAAAGGTTGCGTTTGTCTTACCATCATAAAACCATCTGTATCATAATTTCCTCTAAATTCTACTTGTTTATCTCCTGTGAATGGTGGAATACCTTGATCCATAGGATCAGCAGAAGTTCTAAATGGTATTCGTTCCATGTGATCTAAGTCTGGTCCTATCTCAACACCAACTGTTTCAAATAGTCTGGCAGTAACCTCATATATTCTTTTAGTTTTACCTTGAGAAGTACCATCTTGTGAACCGGCATCTATTCTCATTGTTTTTAATATTGATGTATATTGTAATCCAATTTTAACATCTGTTGAAAATCTATCTAAAGTTATTTGATTATTAGATACTACCTTTGTAGGATGAGTAGCACCATCAGCAAGTATTGAAACTGTTTGACCATTTAAATGATTTAATCCAGTTATAATATTAACTACTTCTTTTGTAACAGCTCCGGATAAATGTGCTTTTGCAGATGTAATATTTTGACCTCTGACACATCCTGTTAAATTAAGATTTGTTATTCCAGAATAAGAAATAATTTCTCCACCTATTTTAATTTTACCAGAAGAAGTAAAACCACTAATAGAAGCAACCGGAACAGTTGTTGCTGTAGCACTAATACCAGCTGTTAAAGTTGTTGCAGATTTTGATAATCCTAATTGAGAATCTAAATAATTAAATGTTGTATTGTCTGATTCAGTAAAATCAAACGTATGTAAATATTCTACATATCTTGTTGTTGCACCACCAATAGTTCTTTTAACAACTACATATAATTCATACTCACTATCTTCAGTTGGAATTACTGCAACACTCTCAACTACTGCATTACCCGTTCCAAATGAACCACCTATAATATGTCTATGCCAAGCAACTACTTCTTGTTCTCTTTGGTAAGTTAAAGCAATTAATTGACCATCACCTCTAACGCACCATATGATTGCTAAAGGTTCTTCTTGATATGCCATTTCTACAATATTACCTTCGGTAATGTGTTCGGCAAGTATAGTTAAATCTGGAGCAATATAACCATCTACATCAAAATTATATGCTAGTTCTCTAATTTTTCTTTTGGCACGTTGCAAAAATAATGTTGCATTACCAACTGATATTGCATCTACATTTGCTGCACCATGATTAGATTGTTTTTTAATCATAATGTTTGTAGGAGTAACAGCATTATTATCTCCACCACCAGATACAACAAATTCACCACCTGCAGTTCCAATAATTAAAGTTCTAGCTGATGACATAAATCTAATTGAGTTTACTTGATTAGATGCAATAGTATAAACTACAGCATCATCATCTGCTACAGTACCACCAATGTTTGCATCCATGCTTTCATAATCTCCAGACTTAGAAAAATAAACTGTTTGTGGATTATTAATTGTACCAGCAAAAACTAATCTTTGTTCAAAGAAAGATACACAAGATGGAAAACCTGTTGTTGTAGAAAATGCTCCTAATGACCAATCAGTTGATGCGTTAGTATTTGCAAAGTTTGTTGATGTAGTTGCTGTTACAGTAGTTGCATTAGTAAAACCTGTAATAGCAGAATAGCCACCACCAATTCTAACTTGTCTACCAACATCTGTAGAAACAAAAACATTAGCTGAAGCAGTTATTGTTACTGATCCAGATGTACCACTTGCAGTTAAAGTTGTTGTGCTTATATTAGTATCTAGGAATGGACCATTAGTAAAATTAACTACATCTAAACTCCATGATGTATGACCCGATCTTGATAATGTTCTAGTTTGATGTGATGGATGTGTAATATACATAACATCTGCAGATTGAGCAAATTTTAAATCAAATATTTGTGCAGTAGTATAAGGTGTACTAATTTCATAAGCATTACCATTAGATAATATTTGACCTCTATCTCTATAGAATCTCATATAATTATTACCAAGTTCTAATATATAAGTTTGTTCAGTATTAAATTCAAAAGGTATAATTCTTGTGTTGTTAGCTGGAGTTTTTACTGATGCAACAAACTGAGTTCCGGGTCTACGAGCTGCTGCTCCATGAGGATAGATAACCATATTTTCTACAGTTGAACAACCTGCTGAATATTTTGCTAAATCATTTCTACCATCAAGTCTAGGTGATAATTCACCTGCTGTAAAATTGGTAAGTTGTGCAGCTACTCTAGCCATTATTAATATCTTGAGTTAATGAAAGTATCAGCACCAACAACATCTGTCATTCCATTATCTGGATTAACATTATAGCCTTCTGTTGAATCTACAAATCTAGCATCTCTTAATTTATCTTGATATGATGCAATCATATTTTGTGAAGTAGTATTATTAGATGTAATTGCATAAGCAATATCTGCACCTAATGCTGAAGATAAAGTTTCTCTTAATAGTTCATCATATTGAGCAGGATCAGTAACTCTTGAAATATATAAAGTTTTCATAGTCTCGCTATTAGATAAAATATTTCTTCCTTCTACTTTATGATTAGAATCATATTCTAATATTCTAAGTAACCTTAAACAATCACCGGGTAAACTATATTGAAATTTAAAACCCCATGCTGGAGTTGTAGTTGATTGTGGTAATTCTAATCTTACTTGTAAACAGTTCCAAGGGTGTGATCTAAATACTGCATCTCTTACTTCTGAGTATCTTGAGTTACAAAGTCTAGCGTTTTTTGAATCTTCGTTTAATGAAAGTATTGTTGTAGCTCCCAGTTGATTTAATGCTCCATTACATATTCCTACTACTGATGCCATATTACTTCCTTATTATATATTTACGTCTGATTTGTCTATTACTTTTTAACGCAAAAATTTCTTCTGTTGTCTTTTCTTGTTTAGTGTCAAAACCATAATGATTCTTACCATCATTTTGAAATCTGTCTACCAATACATACCTGTAAATGTAATTGTCTTTTTTAAGATGTAATACAGGTTTTAAATCTTTAATTTGTTTCATGCACTCTAGGGGGTTTCCACTCTCGCTTCCACCCCCTAAAATAAGTATTAATCTAAAACGTAAAACATAGATAATTGAATAGTACCAGTACAATTACCACCAGCCATTGTAGCTGTAATTGTAACACCATCTTCATTAGCATCTGTAACTGAGTTTTCACCCAAAGCTATAGTGTTAGCAACGTCATGTCCAACAGCACCTGTTGAAGCAGTAGCTCCTAAGTACTCATCTACATCAGCTGCAACTGCACCACCTGCTGCAGTAACGTATGCTGCGTGTCCAATTGATAAAGTTGTAGAACCACCTAAAGCATCATGTGCATTTCTCGATCTAACGATTCTTGCTCCAGTAGGTAGAACAAACATATTGATAGTGCCTTGTTCTGCACTTGCTTCGTATTCAGCAAAAGCTACTCTTACTCTTCCTGTTAATTCGTTAGTAGCCAACTTTACAGAAGGTGTACTAACTGTTTTTGCGTATTGTATTGAATTAGCCATAATATTATTTCTCCTTTATTTTAGCTATTATTATTGTGCAAGAACTGAAATAACTTTCGCTTCTTCCATTCTAGTTGCACCGATTGTTTGACAGTAGTACACTTGTGTAGCGTAAGACTTATCTGCTCTTTCGTCTATCTTAGCAGTTACGTCTTTACCAGTTGCAAGTAAGATACCATCTTCTGCAAAGGCTATACATTGTGTATTTCCAGCTGCGTTATCAACAAGTCTATTAGATACATGAAATTTGAATCCCATAAACGTATCAATCTCACCTTGAACAAGTGCTTTAACAGTATTAAAATCACTATTTGTGATTGTAGTAGTGTTTAGCAAATCTTGAATTTCAATCGGAGACATAATAATATGTCTTTTAATTGAAGGATCAACATCACCAAGGTCTAGTTTAGCTTTTGCTAATGCTAGTTTAGCTATGTTCATAGTGTTAGCTCCACCAGTACCTACTGCAGTAATATTTCCTGCTGGTAGTGCTACTGCTGTTCCGCCAGATACGCCAGTATTAGACGAACCTAGTGCTGCTGCTATAATAACATCATCTGTAGCTCTTCCCATTGCGTATGCAGCGGCTTTTGCGTAAGATGAAGTTGGGTCTATTAACAATCTGATTTTATCTTGTTGATCGATTAGATCAGCAAACTCGTAATCAGCTAGTGATACTCTTCTTCTTGAGTGAGGTGTATCGATTTGTGGTGTGTCAGAATGTCTAGTAGTTTTTATAATAGCTGTTACTTTACCAATTTGGTCAAAGTAAGCATCTTTTCCAACTACAGATTCATTTCTAACATTGTCTTTTAAAAGTGATCCCATTTGCTGAGATAACATTTGTATGTTTGCAGAATATTGTTCTACAAACGCTGTTGTTATTTGTGATGACATATTTGTCTCCTATTTATCATTATTGTTATTGTTATAAAAAACAGAATAGTTCTCCATCAATAATGATAGGCAATTCTTGGATTTAAAGTCTTTTAGACTACAGTTCTATTCTCTGTCATCAATAAGGTTCTTGCGAGTTATCTTATATTTAATTCCTTATAATATATTTTATTATATTACAAGGAATATAAATTATTAATCTTCTTTGGGTTGAGACATTTCTCTTAATGTATAAACCTGTTGAACCATTTTTTCGTGATCTGGGTGTTGACTATTCCAATAAGGTCCATCAGTATTATTAGTAATAGCTGATATTTCTGATTGTAAATCTTTCATTGAATTAACACTTTCACTTTCAGTTGAAACTAATTTATCTTCTGAAAGCATACCAGCAATTTTTGCAAAGCCTTTTATTATTTCTGGATGATCACCAATCCTAGTACCATCTTGCATTTGTAAATCTAGTATTTCTGGATTCATATTTGCTTTTGCTAATGCACCAGCTTTTGCAACTTGATTATCAAACTCTTTACCCCACTCAGCTCTTAATTCTGTTTCAGCTTGAGCCTGTGCAGTTTCAGTATCAACAGTTGCTCTTTGCATATTGCTTTCCATATTATTTTTATAGAACTCTAATATACCTTGAGCCTGTGTATTGTTTAAACCAAGTTTATGAGATTGTTCGGCAAAAGATTTAATTGCACCTTCATCCATAATTACTGCTTCTGATTCAATATTTAAAGCATACTTGTCTGCAGATTCTGGTCTACCCAATTTTGAGTACACTTCATTCCATTGATCTTCAGTTGAATTTTTATTAGGTACAGCAACTTTGTCTTGACCAATCATTCTTGTAGCATTGATATAAGATTTAGCTAAAGCATCTATTTCTGTAAACTTTTCAATGTTAGGGTCGCTTCTAAATTCTTCACTAATAGAACTTTTCCAATTTGCTACTGGTGTATCTCCACCACTAACTACATTTGGTTTTGCAACTGGCTCTACTGTTTCTGTTGTTTCTACAGGCACAGTTTCTTGTGTTATCTGTTCACTTGACATTATTTATCCTTTTGTTGTAGCATTGATTTAATAAATAGAATGACGCTACGTTGTCCCTCTAAGTATGCACTTTCGTGACTATCTCCTTTTACATTAGTAGTAGTATGGTAATGGCATCTTTTTTTTATGTCTGCCAAAACATTCTTACCTTCATCTGATGCAAAAATAAATTGATAATCTTTTCCAAGTTCTTTTAATTGTTTTTGTATTTCTCTTACTTGTTTTTCTTGTTCCTTGTTTTCCATATTACTCCACTAAGGCTTTTGCTTCTTCCGGTAATGCCTTTGCTAGTGGTGCGATTTGTCCCCCGGCTTGTGCAACCTGTTGCATCTGTGCCATTTGTTGTTGTTGTTCAGCTTGTGCTGCTTGTTGTTCTCTTTCAGCATTAACTTGAGATTGAAGTTTTAATAACTTCTGTGGCATACCAACTATATCTGCAACGTGTTTAACCAATGCGTCAAAGTTAATATAATCAAATACAGGTGCTACATTTGCTAGACCTCCTAGTATTTCTAATGCTCTAGTTATTGATGAAAGTTCTGTAGATTTTTGTGCTTTAGCTAATGGAGAAACATATTCTATTTCTACATCTTGACCCGATAAAAATTCTGGTGCTTCTGCAAATTCATTTTTTCTTAATAGAATATTGAAACATCTATCAATCAATGGTTTTAATAATTCAGATTGTAGTCTACCTAATACTGGTCCAAGTAATCTCATCTTTTCTTCGTTTCTTTGTACAACTTCTGTAGCTGTCATTTGTGGACCTTGTTGTAATTGTAATTGGTTTACATAGAATACTTCTCTAATAGCATTTCTTCTTTGTTCTTCCATGTTTAAACCTAATGGATTATTTGCACCAATGTTTAATGGTTCAATTCTATCTCTTGTACCACTTCTATAAAAGTTTAATCCACCCGGTACAGTTCTTACAGGAAGTAAGAAGCCATCATCCGGAACTAATAGTGGTGGGTCAACTTGTTTCTGTGCAGCTTTGATTGTTGTCTTAGACATTTCATTTAGCATTTTAACATCTGGTAAGGCTGTCATTGCAGGTGATCTGCCATAAATTTCGTGTGATGCTTTTAAGTATCTTGGAACTACATAAGGAAACTCTTTAAATCCAGACATAGATAATTCGTTACCACTACCCATTTCTAAATACACAGATTCAAATGGCATATCTTCTTTGTCTTTTAATTTCCCC